CAGGTTGTACAGCTTCGGATCGCGCCACTTGTAAGCGACAGTGACAGTCATCATGCGCATCCGCGGCACGATGTCGTCCAGATAGTAGCTGCCGACGATCATCTCTTCGCGCGGACCGGTCGTAGCGTTCTGCAGCTCGACAAGTGCCGAAGTCACGGCGTGATTGCGCCCCTCGATGCCCGGGATAGTGGGCAGCTTGAAGTGACCCTTGCAAGCGAGCGGGATGCTGGCGAAATCCTCGAAAGCGTTACCGCTCCACACTTCGGGGTGCGGGTCGAGGATCGGGAAGCGACCGAGCAGTTGTGTCTCCATGCGGATCGGGGCGGTCGCCTCGATGATGGTGCGCACCGAGACCACCTTATTGTCCATGCCAATCAAGCCGTGTCCGAAGATGTCGCCGCGTCCGGGGATCATACGCCGCACAGCGATCCACGGGATTTCCATCTCATTATCGCCAAAGCGGAAAACGTGCGTCGCGACGCCATTGTTCACCGTCGTCTGCGCACTACCCAGCATAGCGAGCAGTAGGACGCCGATGCTGCGCTCGACGCGCGGCATAAACGTAGCACCGCCGCCGACAGCAATGCCTTGCTTGTAAGCACCGGTCGGCGTCATTGTGCCGCCCACCTCCATTGGCAGCACGTCTTGCATCTGCATCTCGCCGTAGCTAATGTCGGTAGAACGCATCCGATGCCAGACAATGTTCGAGGTGTTGTACGTCGAGGCGTCAGTGCCGCCGATGAGCGTGCCCGAACCGCTGATCGCCGCGTACGTGCCAGAGCGGGTGAAGACAATCGCGTTGCCCGCCGCGCCGGGGTTCTTGGCGTAGATTGTGACGACCGTATCCTTGATGTCCACGTCGGAGTAGGCGTCTGTGTTGGCGGGTGTGCCGGTCGAGTAATCCGCGCCCGGAACGCCGGTGTTGTTGATGGCGCGCGCCAAGCGCTCGACAGTTTGCTTCAGCGTCGCGCCAACACGCACTTGGCAAGTGTTCGAAGTGAACGCCACCGGCGCGCTCGTCACAAACTCGTAGGTGATCGACCCGACGACAACATCGTTGTTCGCCGCCGGCTGACCGGTGAACGCCAAACGCCCGTAAGCGCGCTGAGGCTCGCCGCCCGTCACACCACCGCCGAAGGCAGTCGCCGTAGCGCCCGTGACTGTCGTAGTCAGCGTAAGTGCGTTGCCGACGGTTTTGATCGGATTGAACGCCGTAAAGTAGATGCGGCTTTCACCAGCGGACGCCCACGCGACAGTGGACGCCTGCGTACCCGCGCCGACGAGCGGATTGTTGATGCCGTTCACGGCGTCAGCCAGCGCTTCCAGCGTCTCGCGCAGCGTCGTGCCGATGCGGATTTGGTTGGCAGTCGGCGTGGCATTCGTGGTGAAAGTATAGGTTTGACCGTTCAAAACGACGGTCTGCGTGTTAGCGGGCTGAGCGGTGAAAGTGATGTAACCGCGCGCTTTGATGTTCTTCGGACGCCCCTCTTCGTAGCGGGCGTATTGCAAGGCGATAGCCAACTCGCCGAACTGTGCAGTGATAGTCATCGTCCCTCATCTCCCGTATTGTGATATCCGGGCAGGGCGCGCAACGCGCTGGGCTACTGCGCCACGCGGTCTTTACCGGTCAGTACCTCGAACCATATTTTACCATAGTTTATGAATTGCCCTTCGCCACCGCCCGGAGCGAGATGAGACGATTTGACGCGCAGGTCGAGCGCGTACTCGCCGAAATCATCGGGGCGGGTCGAGAGCACCGACAGGCGTGTCAGCGCGTCCTCCGCTTTACTGAGCAGGATGTTAGCATTGAGCATCGCCTGCTCTCGCGTTGTTCGCGCGCTCCAGAACATATTCAAGATGAGCGTAAAGCGCCGAAGCCACATCTCGCTCCCGCCAATTTCGTACGGGGGCGCGACTTCTTTCGGCGCGAGTTCGTGTCGCCACAGGATGTCTCCATCCTGATCGTTAGGAAGGACGAGGATAGACACTTTGTAGCGCGTCGGGTCGTCCTGTAGTAAACCGGCGCGCACCAGGCGCGCTTTGGTGGGATCGTTGTCGCTCGTCTCTTCAGCGAGCTCCCGCCAGAGCGCGTCTCGCACGGCGTCCATGATTTGGTTCAAAACGGATACTCTCATTCCCAGCCCGCTCCTTCAGGGGTCATGCGATAGAACGTCTCGCGGTCTTGCGGCGCATAGCGCCCTAACACGCGATAGGCTTGCGAGATGAAGTGACGCACCTGCTGCAGCGCCGGATTGTCTTCAGGCGTGCCGCTATCCTGTCGTCTGTTCCATTGGCGGACGTTCGCAGCTTGCGTACCGACGGGTTCTAGCGCGAAAGCCGCTACGAAGTAAGCGAAAGGCAGCTCTAAGAACTGCGGGATTTCCATCCGGTCGTCGTCGGAGAGCGGAGTGCGCCAAATGCGGAAGTAGTGAAGGATCAGCTGAGATGATGGGGCGGGTTCAAAACCGAGCGTCAGCACCCCAGCCGGGAACTCAAAGTAGACCTGCTCGTGCGTCTTCCCTACCACCACACCGGGCATCCGGCGATGAGCGACCAGATAACGATCCGTCTGCCGATGCCGGTAGATTACCAAGCCCGATTTTTCAATCGGCTCGACCAAATCAGTCGGCAGCGGCACTTGCCTTCCGTCCAGTTCGTAGATACGACTGTCGGACGCAGCCGTATGCGCTGAGAGCTCGGCGAGCGCCCAGCGCGCATACGTCCGCATCTGTTCATCCGTGTAACGCTCGCCTTGCTCGTCGCGCAACAAACCGAACAGGATTTGCTGCTTCAGCTCGCCCCACGCGGTCATGTTAGCCCTGAATCTGGACCGGACCTGAGTAACGGAAGCTGGCGTTCACAAAGGCGACCTCGATAACGCGCGGGTCGAACTGGTTGTACCCCATGTAAGCGTCCCACGAGAAGCGATAGATCATATCGAAGTCGTCCACAGGCGGCGGTGTGTGTAGGCGAGGCGGACGCCCGATACCGGCAATCACGCCGTTCGGACCGCCAACGAAGATCATGGCATTGACGTGCACGCCTTTAGTCGCATAAGCATAGACGCCGCCGCCAAGATTGGTGGTGAACTCCAGCATGATCGGCTGGTCGAAAGTCAGACGCTTATTTGTTGCGTCCACAGACACGATACGCCGGTTGTGCACCGTACCATCGCGGAAGTCCACGCCGTTGGTCACGCCGAAAGCGTTTGTGCGCTGGCGATGGATGGTCACAATGTCTCCCACTTGGAAATTGCTCATGTTCGTCGAGGCGGCGAGTTGGATGTAGTTCGTCGCGCCCGGCTGACCGACGTTGTACGTGCCGTCCACCAGCGTGTTGTCGCCCGGCGCGCCATCGCCCGCCTGAATAGGCGCGGTGACCTCCGCCTGGGTGATGATAGAACCGCAGTTGTACAGAACGCACTTCGGCGTCTCGACAAAGCGGATGTTGCGGTACGTGCCGACTTCGTAGTTGAGCAGCGTCCCCGGTCTAGCGTACGCCATCGGATACAGCCAATCCTTGGGATCGGTCTGTTGTTGCAGATCGTACAAGACGCCGGGCGACGTGATGCACACGATGTTGCCGACCGAGCCGTTGCCAGTGTCGGCATAGGGCACGCCGCGATACTTCATACCGAGATGGATATCGTTCAGCATCTGCGTCGTGACGGTGTCCGCCGAGTTTAGCTGACCGAAGTTGCTCTTGCCATTGGGATAATACTTAAAGTTGGTCTGCAGCATGGCGTTGCGCGCCAGCATGTCCATCACGTCCACCATGTGCTGCCCCAACTTGTCCTGAACGATCGAGGCGATAACGTTCAGGGACTGTGGGTTGCGCTTCCAGTAGGTGATGATGGGCGTGTAGGCGTCGTAAGCGACTTTACCACCGTAGCGGACGAAGGTGATGGTCTGTGATTGCGTGTCAACGTGCGCCGCCGGCATCCACATATCACGTAGACCGATAGGATTGAAGTTCGGGTGCACGTCGAAGAGCGTAGTGATGACCATCTGACGAGCGTTTACGTCGCCCAAGTTCTGCGCGTACGTCACAAAGTCGCCGAAAATCGTGCGTTGACGCCAGAAGTCGCGTAGGACAGGGTCGAGATACGTGCGTTGATTGGTCGAGATACCCGCCCAAGGATGGGACGGGTATGCTACGTCGAACTGCGTGGGCAGATTCTGCTGATAAGGAGACTGGAACATTAGCTACCTCCTTGAAGTTGATCGAGCAGCGTGTAGATTTCCCGAATGCGCGCTGCTTGTTCGGGGACGCGACTATCCAGCTTATCTAGCTCCTCCATCAGCGAATCCCGTGTGTACAAAACACCGGCGGGGCGAGACGTGGGAGAAGCGGACGGTACATAGCCCGCCTTAGATTGCTGCGGCGCTTGCTGGGCGGGGGGCTGCTCGGCAGGCTTGGGCGCTTGCACCAATCCAGCCATCCGCTCCAGATAAGCAGTGTAGTCCTCGTCGCTCGCGAACTGATCCCTGTCCTTCAAGTCGCCGTTGGTGAACGCCGGTTTGAGGTGCGGGAATTTCTGGTCGATCAGGTTGCCGATCTCCAGCATTTGCTTCGCTTTTTGCGCGGCGCGCTCTTGCTCGGCGGCGCGTTCCGTGAGCTCTTTGATCTGGCTCTCGAAGCGCTGCACTGTCTCGCCTAGCTTCGCCTGCGCCTCTTCTTGCGCTTTGCGGAGCTCGTCCAGAGTTTTGCGTAGCGCGCTCAGCTCCTCATCGCGCTGCTTCAGCTCTTCTGTCAATCTGGCGACCTTTCTGGTTTGACCCTTGAACTTGCGTTCCCAGTCAGTCGAGGCGACGCTGCCCATCTGCGTCGGTTCGACTGTCGTACTCTCGCTCATTTTGCGCTCCTTCGGAGTTCAAGCTCTCTTCGTCTTGCATCTCTAGTTTGTTTCGTAACTCGCTCACAAGACGCTGATGCTCTAGAATGTCATAGTACTCCTGTTCAACATCCTCTGTCAAGGACAGATACTGCATCGCGCGCTTGGGCGACATGAACCAGTTCTGGACGCCCGCGATAGCCGTCTGCAGCATACCCTCGTCGTCCCTGACTTCGATGGGCGACCACTCAGTGTCCACCTCGCACTGTTCCCAGTGCTTATCGGTCAACCCGCCCAATCCCTTCGTTATCGCTATCCTGAGGATGATCCACGCTATTTGCCTAAATCCTACCGTCCAATACCGGCGGACCGCCCTGATGCAGTTCAAAAGCGGGAACATGCGATACGACAACGTCAAAGCAGAGCGCTGACTACCTTCATCCTCGCCGAAGGCGACCGACGGAACACTCGCGTCACGCAGTAACTGCTTAATTAATTCCTTCGGAAAATCGAACACGCCGGGCGGCGGGGCGGGCGGATCGAGCGGGATGACTTCGGGCGCGTGGTTAGAGCCGGGCGGGGTGAGCCCGAGATTGATGGCAGGGCGGGGCAGTCCGATTTGCTGGGTGCGGGGCACGTTGCTGACGTTGCGGATGAAGACTTCGCGCGTGGCGTAATCGAGCAGCATGTCGCCAATGTTCGCCATGCGCGCGTTCAGTTCGCGCATGATACCCTCGAGGTCTGCGACGAGCGAAACGCCGTAGTAATCGCCCGCCCGCTCGCGCGGGATGTATACGAACGGCACGACGCCGAACGGATTGGGGACATCTTGGTAGGTGATCGTCTCGCCGTCTACCTCCATTTTGACTGGCGTCCCGTCGAGCGTGATGCTAACGCTCTCTCGCGTCCAATGCTCGACGTACAGCGGCGCTGTCCCCTTGCCCGCGTAGCCATAGCGTATTTGCGCCTCGCGTATCGGCAGGCGATAAATCACGAAACATTCAAGCAGCTCGCTCGGACGCGCGGTGTTCCAGATGGGCAGGAAGAAATCTGGGATGACCATCTCGATGCGAATTTGATTGCGCAGCATCGGGTCATCGGGCGTCCAGCTCACACGGTAAACAATCCCGCCCAGAAACTGCTGGATCAGCCCGCCTTCTTGCAAAATACTCCGCGCGTCATTCTCCTCCCAGACGTTGTTCAGAAACGTCTGTAGCTCGTCCGCTCTCCGACGCGCCGCAGGACTGACGTTCTCTTTGCCCGGTTGACGGCGCGGCAAAACTCTGTAAGGAGCGAGCAGGCTCGAACTGTCGCGCACTTGCCCCCATAAAGCGGAAGCGTGAAGTAGGCAGATTGTCCTCGCGTAGTTAATCTGA